ACCGCCTCTTACCGGGCCGTAAGGCTGGTCCTGTAGGGCAATGCCTTGCGGCCGTTGTCCTCGATGAACGCCTTCATCTCCGCCTGCTTGGCGCGGAGCTTGGCACGGGCTTCGGCGGCTGCAGGGCCGCCGAACTCTTGGGCGACTGCGTCAGCACGCTTTAGCTCCCTCACGCGCCGTTCAAGCGCACGCTGCTTGACGCGCAAAGCGTTCCCAGTGGGGTCCTCGGTATCCTTGTGGCGTTTCGTGATGCCGGGCAGGTAGATCGACATCGAGTGTCGGCAGTTGTTGTGGAAGAGGCCCTTTGACTTGGCCTCCCGCACGCTGGCGAACACCTTCACGCCGTCCTTCAGGCGGTCCCCGACAGTACGTCCAGACAAAGACAGGACCTTGCCCTCATACGGCCGGCAGATGTCACATTCCTCGGTCGCATCGCTCACCTGCATGGTGTCGATGCCGAGTTCCTGGACCCTGTCAGCGTGGCCTTGAAGCATCGCCTGTGAGGTCGCGCTCCGGGCCGCCATCTCGCTGTACGAAATCATGTTCCAGTTGCGGCCAGCCGAGTCCCGGAACCCCGTAATCCCCGCCTGCGTGAGCCGCTGCAGGATCAGCCGCGACGCGTCCCGGCGGGTGACCGTGCCGAGCGTTGTCTGCGCGGCCGCCTGCGTGACGACCTGCTGGTACACGTCGGTCACGGCGCGGCGGATCTGGAAGATCGCCGGCTCCGTCCTCACGAGCGTGTCGGAGACGATCGCGGCCACAGCACCGGTCGGCTGAACTTCCCCGAACGCGCCATGGACCAGCCCGGCCGCGGACAGTTCCGTGCCCGCCGTCGCGATGCCGCGGTTATAGGCCAGCCCCACGGCCTCCTCAACAGCGCCCGGCAGGCCCTTGGCGAGGTCGGCGAGGACCCGGTCAGCCTGCAACCGGAGCGCCTGGATGTTCAGGAGCTTCCGTTCCGCCCAGTCCGGCGCATCATCCCCTTGCGCGAGGGCGCGGGCGATCCGCTGCAGCAGGAGCGTTTCAGCCTCGCTGAACAACTCCCGCACACCCTTCGCCAAAGCGGCTGCATCATCCGGGCGGATCGCCATGGCTCGTATCCTATCCGGTCAGGCTGGGGTCCGGCTGGGGTGTGATGCCTTGGCCGTCGGTCCCGAACGTTGCCGGGTCGGTCAGGGCGCCGAGGTTGAAGTCCTCCCGGATCCGGGCCACCTCATCATCGACCGTCTTCTGGTCCCAGTCGGGGTTACGCCGCTTCACCCGCTCCTCGATGGACGCGGACTGGCTGGTGTAGTCCAGCTGGTTTTCCCGGGCCACGGCCTCGGAGTCGTCGTCGATGCCGTCGGTGAACTCCACCGTGACCGGCAACGGCTTGGCGCCGCCGGCGGGGAACACTGCGGCGTCGACCGCGAGGGCCTTCGTCAGGAGCTCGTTGAGGGCCGGGACGAGGGTGAGGAGCTTCCGGGTCCTTGTGGCGTAGGAGGTTTGGGCTTTCGCCGCTACCTCCGTTGCCGTCACCGCCGTACCGCTGGAGTCCTGCATGCCGAACGTGGCGGGGGAGTAGCCGGCCGCGGTGAGGATGATGCGGCGGAAGTGGTCGATGGCCAGCAGGAAGTCCTGGGTGCGGATCTCGAACTGCACCTGCTCGATCGCCATCTTCTCGCTGCCCGCCGAGGACGGGGCGGCCTTGACCGGGGTGAAGATGGTCGTGTCCAGGTCGAACCCGGCACCCATGCCGGCGCCGAGGTCCCGGAGCATGGACTCGCCCACGATCAGGCGGCCCTTACCCAACCGGATGTCCCGCAGCCAGGACGAGTACAGCTCGTCGAGGGCGTCGAGCATCTGCTCCACACCCTCAAGGTCCGACCGGCCCAGGTTGGCGCCGATCGGGTCCGACCGCCACAGTGCCGACGGGGTGATGTTCGGCGCGTACACGACCGCGAGGCCGGGGGTGACGGTGGAGAGGGTGACGCCGTCGATCAGCTGGGACGCGACAGCGGGGGTGGTGAGCCAGTGGGTGGCTTTGTGGTCCGCGAAGGGGACCGGCCGGCCAAGGTTCTCCGTGGTGCCCTCATAGAGGCCGTGGGACACCATGCCGACACCGGTGTTGTCGGTCCAGTGGTTCTCGACCGCCCGGAACACGACATTGTTCTTCGTCTCCACGGTCCGCCAGAACGTGACCTCCACCAACCGGCCCCACCGGAACACCGGCAACGCCATGTCCGCGTCGACCTTCGTGATGAACACATGCTCCGCGGTGGCGTTGTCCCAGGTGGCCCGGTAGAACACCCCGCCGAGGGCGGCGGAGATCTCGGACCCTGCGGCGAGGACCTGCTCGAAGGAGGCGCCGGCGATGAGGTCCAGGCGCTCCTGCACCTTCTCATCCTCACCCTCGACCGTGGCGGTCGGCGGTTCACCGAGCAGCAGGGACGCCGAGGTGCGGCAGATCTCCTGAGCCAACGGGATGTGGATGGTCGACAGGTCCGGGGCGTCCGTACCCTTCGACCCCACGAACCACGTCCGCAACCGTTCCAGCACGCCACGGCGGGCGGCCTGCTTCGCGTACAGGTCCGACAGGGTGCCGGTGGCGTTCTCGTACCAGGCGGCGTAGGTGCGGAGTTTGGGGGTGATGTTGGCGAGCTCGACCGGAGGCCATGCGGTGCCGGATGCTGGCAGTGCCAAAATGGCCTCCTAAGCGATGGGTTAGCGGTGGCTACTTGTCCTCGGTCTTTTCGGGCGCCTCGCCGTTGATGATGAAGTCCGCGAACTGCTTGGCTGTTCCGATGATCGCGTTGAAGGAGCGCCCGTTGGGGGCGTTGTCCAGTGCGAGTTCGAGGGCGCGCTGTCGTGCCGCGATGAGTGAGTCCATGTTGTTCTCCAAGGGTTGGTGTTGCTGGGTCTATGCGGCGAGGTCCACGTAGGGCCGCCAGTTCGTCTCCGTCGTGGCGATCGCGTACCGGAACGCGTCAATCGAGTGGTCAGCGACCTTGACCGGCTGATCAAGGCCCTTCTCCGTGGCCTTCGTGTCCCACGAGTAGCCGGGCATCTCACCGATCAGTCCCGTGCACTTATCCGAGATCCGCAACTTCCCCGACGACAACAGCGACGCGACGGTCCGGATGCCGTACAGAACGTCGTTCTCGCCGTTGATGATGTTGTTCACCCGGTCAGCGGCGAGCTGGACCTTGAAGGACGCGGCGGCCGGGTCGACGACCACCCACTCGGGGACGCGGTTCTCCTTGGCCCGCTCACCAAGCCAGTCCGTGAGGGCCGTGGAGAGCTGGGAGTCGGAAAGCCTGACCGTGGCGCGGCGCGAGTCGTACCGCCACTCGTCGACCGCGTACAGGACCCCGTCCGTGCCTAGGCCCAGCATGACCGCCGAGGTGGCGTTCGTGGTGCCGTAGTCGACCCCGACGGACAGGATGCGCTGCATGGCCGGCAGGTCCTCATGCTTGACCACATGCTGGTCCGGGTCCCACGAGTCGAACACTGCCCCGTCAGCGGCGACCCACTCCGCAAGGATGTACCGGCGGTAGAACAGGCCGGAGTAGGACTTCTTCGTCCGCTCCACATACGCCGGCGGGAGTGATTTGTTGTCGTCCAGGATGAACGTGTACCGGTGCAGGTCCAGCGCATCCGGTGAATCGTTGAGGCGGATCGATCCGTCCCCGGTCACCCAGAGGCGGGCCTTCGCCAACCAGTTGACCAGCAGCCAGTGCGCCGGCCCTTCGGGGTTGGCCGTCAGCCACAGCTTCGCACCCGCGACGGAGAGTCGCGAGTACAGCATGGAGAAGAAGCCCTCAGGGATGGTCGACGCCTCATCGACGTACGCGCCTGCCAGTGTGAGGCCCTGAATCTTCGTGCGGGCCGCTTCGTTGTTCGCCCCGTAAATGTGGATCATGCGGCCCAGGATGGTGACCGTGCCGGACCCGTAGTTGATGCGGATCCGCTCAGCGCCCATGAGCTCCTGCAACGGCAGGAGGAGGTTGTTGATCACGGTACGTTCAGTGCGGCCGATCATCGCCAAAGCCCCCGACGGGCCGGTCCGGGTGAATGACACCCAATCCAGCAGGGACGTGAAAGTCTTCGAGGACCGGACAGCGCCCTCGTACGCCTCAATCGACGGCGACGGGTTCGCCAGCACAGTGAGGGCCTTACCCTCCAGCGGCCGAACCTCCACGCAAGCCTCCGGTCATCATGTCCAGCCACTGATCCACAGCAGCACCCGACTCATTCCCGGCCCGGTCGTAATCCTCAAGCTTCGTCGCCTTATCCAGGTACACCGCGATCGACGTCGCAAGGTTCCGTTCATCACCGGCCGGCGGATCATAATCCTCGACCTTCTCGACCGACTCCTTCGTCGTGACGGTGTACGTGTACTTCTCAGCCTCAAGCCGGTCCAGGATGTGCTCAGCCCGTGCGTACAACCGGTTCACGATCGACGCCCGGCGCGACTTCCCATCCAGCACCTTCGCCTCAACCGCGGCGCGGGTACGTTCAGGCCGTACCGTACGCGTACCAGCCTTGCGGGCCCATCCTGCGACGGTGTTCTTGGGGATGCCGAGTTGTTTCTCTACTGCGGTTGGGCCGTCGGTTTCGTAGAGGGCGAGTGCGGCGTCCTTTTGTTCTTGGGTGTAGGTCTTTCCCGGAGGCACAAGGGTCGTCACCGCCTGTCGTGTGTTGGTGTGTCCAAGAGGTTGAGCTCTACTAGGTCAGGCCGCTGTTGCCGCTCAGGGGGCGGTTGTGTGGGGTCGGCGCCGTTCGTGCTCAGTGGGGCGTAGGGTCTTGCACCCTGTTGCGTAGGCTTGGATACCTTCGCCCCTTAGCCGTCACCTCTCGGCGATGGCGTGCGCCGTGACCCTGGCGCGGGAGATAGGGCCTCCTTGGGGGTTGGGTTCCTATCTATGCCCACGGCGTCAAGGTAGCGATGCCCGGCGCTGGTGGGTGGCATGAGTGAGGCCCCGCCGGACGTGGGGGGTCGCTGGCGGGGCCTCAAGGTGG